CAGTGCTGCCAACAGACATCGTGACATTGGAAGCATTTGGATTATGAACAGCAGAGGCAGTTCCAGTGATGTCAGTTTCCCAAACATCAGTCTCTAAACCATACTGAAAGGTGTTAAAGAAAGTTGTTTGATATAGAGATGTTTTTAATCTATTCTTACCAGTAAACTGTGGTCTCCAATCAGTTTGCTCACCCCAATGGTCAGCAATCATGAAGGTCTCAAAAAGAGTTCTTTCTTGGTTTAGAAAGTCCTGTGTATTTTTATTCCATATTGCCATAATTCAAATCCATTCCAACTTTGCTGGATGATATCTTTTAGAATTTTTTATTGAGGATTGTTTTCTTTCTGCTGGATAGATATATTGAACAATTGCTCCAGGATATTCATTCTGCAATTCTTCTGATAAATCCTGAGTTGATGGCAAACTATCAGAATCGGAAACAAATTCTAAACGGTAAATGCTACCCATCCAAGTAATATCTGCAACATAAGTCTCTTCAACTTGCTGTGGAGAATCTTGCGTAGAGTTCATATAAAGATTTCCATTGAAATCCCCAGATATGTTTATGGCCTCTGAAATAAATTGCTTGTATGATTTCATTTTATTATCCTGATACTGGGTTATTGTCTTTATCGTGGCGTTGATATGCTGCAGGCGTTCTGATAGAGTTATCTACATTTCTTGCCTGATATGTGCCAGGAGTTCTTACAGTATTATCTGCATTTCTTGGAACATAATCCGCATTGTAATCTCTATAAGTTACAGTGCTCCATCCCTCTGTACCAGAGAACTGATTAACAGTTGTATGCCCTGGTTGGGGATCATCTGCTGTATTAGATATGTCGCGTCCAACGTAATTAGTGTTTGCCATCAGTTACAATCCCAGGCTCTAAGACTTTTATTGATTCTGCTATCGGGATCTCTAGCAGTTTTGGCAGAAGTAAGTTTTGCCTTCATACCTTTCATTCTTGCACAGAATGATGCTCTTCTTTTGTTACCTTTCTTTTTGGATGGTGCTTTTAAGTCGGAACCAGGATTCTCTCTTTCATAAGACTTACGTCCTTTCTCATTGAGTCCACCTTCTTTATTCTTACCAGACTTCTTGGTCCATGCAGCACCTTCAGCAAACTCCTTGAAAGACTTTGCTTTATCGAGAATTGTCTCCTCGTTTGCTGGATGAACAGATGCTATTGTGAATTTATCCCACATTTCAGGACCATACCCACATTCCATTCTACTCTCTTGCTTGCCACACAACTGACAAAACTTACGCTCCCCGCCACCATATGATTCGCTAGTAGAAGACTTCCATCCACCACCTGCTTTTTTGTATTCCTTTGCTGCCCATCCATTCGCATATGCTGAAGGATAAACATCAAACTTTGCTTTTGCTCTGGACTTCATCTTGGACCAGAGTGCTGGATTGGTTGGTACATTCTTTTCTTCGATGTACTCCTCCCCAATATTATTGGATACCATTTTGGGTTTGCCTCCCTTACCTTTACGATCTGCAACGGGGTCTGCTTTACGCTTTCTTTTTACAGCACCACCGATCTCAGACTTTGACATCTTTGCTGCTTTTTCTTTGGATAAGCATTTTGGTTTTGGTTCGCCAGGTTCTCTAGCACACTTACCAATACGCTCGCCTTTGGTGTTATAGCGATCCCAACCGCCACCGCCAGCACCACCCTTCTTACCTTTGCCAAACCAATCACGAAGATCTTCTTTCATAACAATCAGAGGTAAAGCGGGATTCTGCTCTGACCTAGAGAACGCCAAAAGAATAGCACCAGGATATACTTTCTCTAAGTCATCTTGGATATCCTGTCTTTTGACAACATTTCCTTGACGATAGAAAAACTGAGAATACTTTCTTCTACCTCTATAGGAAAACTCTACAATGTAGATGTATCCCATAGACTGTATTCTTTTCTCTATTAGTTTGTCTACTTTTTTCATCTAGATATAGACAGTCAGTTTCTACTATTTATCCTTTTGAGATTGTTTTAGTATCTTCTGCAATTCTGCTGTACTACCCACAAAGACAGCATTATTTGTTACATGAGTTGGAGATTTATCCTCTCCAAGATCCTTCATTTTCTTCTGAAGATCAATCAACTTATCTGTGGCATCAGCAACGTTCTTGATAAGTTGACCAGCAACTTCATATGCTCTGGGGGAGTCTGACTCCTGTGCCAATTCAAGAATACCATTGACTGCTTCTTGACCCTTTTCAATAAGAGAATACAAATTACCTCTCGTATAATCATAGTCTTGATTTGGATCAGACTCAACTTTCTTTATCTCAGATTTTTTTGGTGCTCCTACAATTTCTGTGGATCTCACGTCAAATGCGTCGTCAATGGTATCAAAATCTTTCATGGTTCTCAGAAGGGATTATATGTAACTGTGGTGCTGAATCCGAAGTCATCATCATCAAGTTGTGTCAGAAGATCTGTGTCAGATGTGTCTGGTTGATTATTAGCATCCTTATCAACATCACCATCACCGTCTTGGTCAGTTGTTGCTTTAGGAACGGTTTTGTATTGAACTTCTCTTCTCGCAGTAGTTGTATTTGTATCTGAATAGAAGTTTGTAATTGCTGTCTTGATAACTCCAGAATCTGCTGTAGGACCAAACAGATATGTCTTAGCAGTGAATTGAAGAGTCCAAATAATTACTTGTCTTGTATCAAAGTTACCCTCATACTCATCTCTATAATTAATGCTATTCAGTACGATGGGAATGTCTCTTTTTTCTTCAGTCTCTTTGACCATCTTTAGAGTGATACTAAAAGCTGGTTGAAAGAAAGGTAAGATTTGCTCTATAATTTGAAGACCATCATCTTGATTTTTTACAAAAATTGCCAACTCGAAGTTGACATTATATGGGACAGGTAGAAACTGTCTAACAATTTTGTTAGTGTCACCCGTTTTGGGGGTGATTGCGGTTTTGATAGGAGCTAATTTTCTAGTAGGATCATATTGCATACCAAGAATTTCAAAAGACATCCTGGGCAGCACGATCTGAACATCCTTACCTGTCAGGCTAGGTTGCTGTTGAATCCTTGCTAAAAACTTTTGAGTTGGTCCATATGACAATGGAACTTTTGATACCTCTGTAACATTCCCTGAAGAATCAAAACGATTGATTTCAAGGTTGTTGAACAGTGTACCAAAACCAACTACAGTTTTTCTAAGTACTTCGTTGTAAAAATAATCTCCAAACATTAGAATTCACCAAATGGATTTTTCTCAGTAAAGTCAAGTATGCTGTCAGCATAAGATTCAATACTCCTATTATATGTATTGTCCTCAGTGCTATCGGTAATATACTGAGTCTCAATTTGCTGCGAACCTGAAATTGTAGATTGTTTCATTGTCCAGGTAGCATTGGAAGTTTGTCCAGTAATGACTTCTCCTCCCAAGAAACTCTTACTCTTATCATAAACAACAAGAATGTAGTTTGTACCATCCCAAGACACTGTTGTCGCTGTAGCGCCGCTTGTAGCGCCTACAACCTGCTCCTCAGCCTGGAATGTACCACTATGTGAAGCAGTGTCATCAAAGACAATACTTGTCTTGACAGACCTTTCAAGTTCAATATCGTCGATCTCATCAACGCCAGTGTTGAGATCTTCGCCAGAGTATTCAAAGAGTTCACATCTAAGATCATATGTATAGAACTCACCAAGTTGATAGAAGTCTACCTGATGCTCTACATGTTTGATTTCAAATAATCCTTTAGTAAGAGGGAAGTAAATAAGATCTCCTTCTGCAGGACGATCATCTGCCAACTTACCTGCAAAGTTTCCATCAAACTCTGCTTGCCATCTGCGCTTTGATACTGCAAATGTAAGAGCGTCATTATTCTTCAGTCCGAAACGAGTCAGGGTATCGTCCTGAACACCATCGAACTTATCATAACTCTTCAGATACATTTCAATTTCTACAGACGCATCGAAAGATGAAATAGTGTCCTCATGGAAAAGACTATCTATCTTGTTCAATGTTCTTGGCAGATAATAAACGGTGCTACCGTGAATTTTGATCTGTTCGTCGATCAAGTCCTGAGCGAGAGTTTGTTCTGCTGTTGTCCCACCATAGGCAGGAAAATATGAACTCTTTTGACTTGCCATATCAACCAATCATGTCTAGTGGTGGAAGTTCATACGTTGAAAGCATCTTATCTTCTAGATCTTTCAACTCGCCAATAGCATCATCATAGATTTGTCTACCATCAAGTTCAACTCCTCCTGGGAACTTGACACCTTTGAACTTGATTAGGTTCTGACCCCACTGTCTTTTGACCAGTGAAGTAAGATATTTTTTCAAGAAAGAATCATTGTATACCTGAGTCATGGTAGTAGGATCGAGTGCCCTATGACAATCGATTACAATAAACTGTCCTTCTTTTACATCATTGGGGTCTACGTCAATGTACAATCTATCAACTCTTTTGTTGAATCTAAACTGCACCATTGCACCACTATTCAAGACAAAATCAAGATCCTCAAGATATGATTTTGTCATGTAGTAGTTGAGAATATCTACAGCGCCAAATTGATAAAGATCGTTGAGAAAGATTTGATACTCAATACCAAACATGTTTCCACGAATGGCAGAAGATGCCATACCAAAAATTTTATTGATGCCGATAACATGATCTGGCACTTCAATATAGTTATTTCTCTCTTCCCAAGCATCTCCACTTGGAGAACTGTTTGTCACATTACCTGATTTGAAGCGAGTTACATCTGCAGCAGTGAACTTATGCTTCAGAAACATTCTTTCGACACCTTCAAAGTGTCTTTCATTATAATATTGTACTGCCTCTTCAACAAGATCTTCAACTTGTGAGTCGTCAACATTGATATCGATGACTGGCTTGCCCAGTCGCCTCAAACAATATTCTTTCAACTCAGCTTTGGTAGCAGGTTTAGTTGCTGACATTTACGTACCCACGGGAACCCTTTTATATATTTATGAAAAAACCCTCCCGAAGGAGGGTTTGATCTGTATCATGCCTGGGATTCAGTCCAGGAGATTCTAGCAGAACAAACTGTGTATCTTCTAGAACTACTTGAATATGAATCGTCAGGAATGACGACAACTGTCAGGGTATCAGGTCCGTTGGGGAAGGTATAGTCTCCACCAAGGATTGAGTTACCGAGAGTTGCAACTTCACCCAGTTCTACAACTGTAGTGTCGTTTGCTGCTGCTCTAAACTCAAAGATGTTGATACCAGCAGAAGTACGATCAACTAGTTTCGCGAATTCATTATCAGTTGAGTGTGAGTGCTGAATAACTTCTGAAAGTGAAGGTGCTGCAACTGAATCCCAGTTAGGTTGGGACAAGTCAGCATTCAGAATAAGTTTCACAGTACAGGACTTTCTAGGGTCCTGGTTTTGGTTATTAACGAATGCGTCAACTGAAGCACCACCGTCAGAGATGGTAATTGAGACTTGCTTCATCTGAAGTTGCATTCTGTTGATCAAGTCTCTAGTACCGAGATTACCAGTTACACCAGCGTCAACAGAAGGTGCCAGTCTCAGAGAAAGCATTGGATACTCTCTGTTTGCCTGATCTTCGTCACCGTCTGACTTCTGGTTCAGCAGGTAAATCGTGTCGGTAGATGACGAGAACAGATATGCCTTATCATCTTCAAACAGACCGTCCATGATAACCGATGCACCCCAGTGGAACAGTGATGGTGAGAATCTAGCGGTGCCAGTTCTATCACCAATGTTTGATACTTCGTAACGTGCAGGAAGGTTACCAGATCTGAAGTATGCTTCAGTAAACTTGTTACTGTGTACATACTGGTGAGCGTAGAAGACCTTACCGAACTGATCTTTGAATCCGTAGCGGATCTTACCACCACCATACCAGGAGTAGTCAATGTAGCACATCTGAAGTTTCTTCAGATCCATTTCAAATCCTGTCTGACCAGTGCCATCACATCTGTCAATATTGAAGTTGGACTGACGGGTCTTGGTATCCTCAGTCTTCGTCATGATGATCTGAGGTGAGGTGATACCTTGATAGGTTCTTGTCAGATAAAGTCTGGTGTCACTAACAACGAATGCAATCTTATATGATTGACCACGAATTACAACGTAATCGTCAGGTGAAAGTTGCTTAGTAAAGACCGTGCCATTACCATCTACAACCTGTGAACCATAAGTACATGTTACTGTACCTGCACATTGCTGAGTAGAAGATCTTCTAACAGCGTAGAGATATTGACCATCATATTCAAAGAAGAATCCATTTTGGTCATCAAACATACCAGCGCGAACAACGGAGTTGGTCCACATGTTCTTGTTCAGTGTTGGGAATCCAGCTGGAGTAATATCAGATGGGTTTCCTGCAAGAGAATATGTAATCGTAAATTCATCAGGTACACTAGCAACAGTTCCACTCTCAACGTTGTAGTAGTTAATACCAGTTGAAACTGAAGTATCTCTCATTGAG